CTTCTTCTTTGTTGTCTTGATAAATGATTCCGTCATTGGCAAAAATATTTGTTTTACTGTACTTGCCGCTGACATCGCTTAGATCAAAGTATTTGCTAAGGCCGCTGGTAATTCTGTTAACTGATTTAACTTTGAGAATGTTATTGCTCAATGTCAAAGGAGCAATATTATAATCTTCAGCAGTTACCATTCTATTTTGTGTGTAATAGGCCTGTGGTGCTTTGCTTTGAATATCAGCATTAGATTCTGCGCCAGCACTGTTGCTAACTGTATACTGCAAACTTAGAGTTACATTTAAAACGTGTTGTTGACCTATTTTATTGTAGTAAGGAATTTCAATGGCTATACTGCCCATTTGCTGAGGCTTGATAGTATAAAATAATCCATTACTTTGTCTATAAATTAATCTGAATTGACCTTTAGGCAAATTGCCGAAGCTGCCGTCTGCAAAATTTAAATCAATTTGATCTAAGTTTCTAGAACTAACACTATAGATATTTCTTTCATCTTTGTTAAGACTATTATAAATGATGTTGTTTCCAGTAACACTAGGAACTTTGGTCCACAATGTAGAATAATTACCGTTGTTATCTAACTGCCATAACCATACATCGCTGTCGTTGATGTTGGCTGTGTTGATGCCAACAATCTCGTTAGGAACAGGATTATCAATTGAGAAACTCGATAATCCTAGTGCACCTTGTCTAAAGTGGAAGAAAAATCCTGTGTTGCTACTTCCCGAACCCTGATTGTCGTTTTTATAAACATAACTAAAAGAATTTCCAGGTTTAGGAGCTTCTTCATAAATCGAAGTTTTACCAAAGAAGCTACAGCTTGTAACTTCAAAAGGCATGCCTGTTCCGCCAATATTTTTCAAAAAGCTATAAATGGGTACGTCGGAGTTGGCGCTGTTGATTCTATATTGCTCAGTTAAAATTCCATCTATAGTGTCTCGACCATAAGGTTTTCCAAAAACATAAGCACCAGACATGGTAGAATTCATTATAGATACAAACTGCTGATACCAATTACTGTTTGTGCTGTCGTTCCAAGCAACCACAGTATTTGCCAGATTTGTTCCGTTAGAATCATAGACAGCATCAGTTGTTGAAACTGCTGTAATTTTTAAAAAACCGCTGGCAGGAACATTACGAGTAGGGCTATAACTGACCAACTGTGCCAAACGTAGAATACTGTCACGGCGCTGTGCTGTTTCTAAGAAATTTTCACGAGCATTTAAATCAATTCGGAAACTTAGATTTTGTCCCAGATAAGCAATTAAGTCAATAAGAGCAATATACTCACTGCTCTCAATAAAATCATTGAAGTCTTCAGGATAATTTTCCTGAAGGTATTGAATCATTACACGACGGATCGTTTCAAAGTCGTAGCTTTTGAAATCGGCATTGCGGTAGCTTTGGTAGATTTTCTTCCAATCCTCTGCTACTAATAGTTTACTGTTGGTTGATGGAATCATAATTTTGGTCGTCTTACCCTATTTATTTGAAAGATTATCCTAGCATATTATTGCACGGTCAACCCAACTTTTTGGTCAAATGTTAGTCGCATATTAGACGATTGGTTAGTTCCGACTAATTGTAAAGTTATCTCAATTAGAAATCCTGAATCATATTCCACAACATCAAGTTGTGTAGGAACTACTCTAGGATCAAAATTACAAATAGCTTCAATGTCTTCTTTAAGAATAGTTCTAATTTCTTCAGTCAATGGTTCCATTAACAATGACCATATAACACTGCCGAAACCGGGATTCATAACACGCTCGCCTTTGCGTGTGTTAAAATGATTTAAAATATCTTGTTTGATAATATCAAAATCAAAAAGAGTGTTTTCAGATCTTGTAGGATCAACTGTGCTGAACCCTTTATAGAACTGACTTTGTTTTAGTGCAGATTGTTGTACTACCTGCTTTTCACCGATTTCAATATTTTTGTATGGCATAGTGTAATATTTATTGCTGTGTTATGCTACGAAAGTTCCGCCGGCTTGTTTGTAATAACTGACAGCTTCAGCATATCGTTTTGGATTCTGTCCATAAGGACTGCCTGGAAGACTGGCCCAAACATTTTTACATTTTTCAACTGCTTTTGTAAAGTTTCCAGCTTTAACATCAGTTAATGCGCCTCTCCTTTGAATCAAGTATATGGCTGCTTTGTCTTGATTAGGAGGACTAAAGTCTGTTAGAGCCAATGCACGTTTGCACTCATTCCATGTAGAATATAAGAACTGATAGGCTCCTGCCGCAGTTGATGTCACTGGCTTACCGTTAATCTTAGCAGTATTAGCTATGTTGGGATGTTCAGCATAGCTACTAAACAGTTTACCTGTGTACATGGTCTTGAAACCATCTGATGTATACGTACCTTCACAGACTCGAATCATCCACAGGAATGCGGCAATGTTATCTTGCTCTACATTGCCTGTTGGATCAGGTGCAGTTCCTTTGGTTGCTGGAGGATTTTTATAGGTCACTGATATTGTTTGAGGAGTAGAATTATCTAAATTTACTTCTGAAAATGCATTTGGTGCAACATTTTCATGATGATCCCAAGGCTCATGTGTGGGTACACGACGCATGGTACTTACTATGTCATCTGCTTTATAAAACTTACCGTCACTCCATCCTGCAGAAGATTCTCTGTTTGGTAGAGTATATGTATTAAGTCTAGTGCCTTCTTCAGCGGCATCGGCTGCTGTGGCAGCAACAGCTTTGTCAGCAGTAGGACCATTCATATGAATCCTTGAAGCAGTTTCATAATAGATACCACCTGCGTTAACATGGAAGTCACCACCAGAAGACTGTTTGATTTTTCCATCAGATTTTAAATCCATATTTCCTACACTGGTCTGATAAGAGTTTGCACCGGAATTAATGTGCAGATCTGCGGCTGCTGTTTGATGCATTTCACTCTTGGCATTTAAATGTAGATTACCGTCTGCCTGAAGTCTAAGTTCTGATCTACCTATGATGTTACCGTTATTTCTAAAATCTATTTTTCCATCTTTATCACAGATGAGAGTAAAATCTTCAACACAATTAATATCTACGGAGCCAAAACTGTTGATGTTTACACTGCGGCCGGCTTCGATGTTTACGTCGCGATCTGCTCTAAAATTAAAATCTACCTTGCTGTGTATGCTTACACTGTCTTCAGCATAGATATCAATCTTTCCGTTGCCGGTTAATTCGATCCAAGCAGTTCCTTGACCGTTGGCAATGTAAATTAAATCGTGACTGTTGTGTAACAGTATCTGATGACCTGTTCTAGTTCTAATTCTTACCAGCTCGCTTTGACCGTTAGAGTCGCCATCATCCATGACAAATGTGGTTCCACCAAGGCGACTCACCGGTGCTCTAATTCCCCCATTTTTTGTGCCGATGGTGCCGTGTTTGGCTCCATCGCTGGTATCTTTAGGTCCCGGAGTACTAATACCAAATACTTGGCTAGGCGTCTCACGTCTTGCACCACTGGTTGTTACACCTCTAATAGTGTCTGCAATAAGACCCTGTGCCAGCAATCTTTCAGCAAAAGGATGCACAGGCTTAGATATTCTATTAGGGTTAGGTATTTCTAACTTCTCAGTAGATTTGTTAAATTCTGCCACAGGCAGCATTGTAGTTCCGTATTTTCTTTTTTGTTCAGGAGTGATAGAAGCATTTTTAGTGGCTGCTATCCCCGGTACCATATGATTTTGGAATTCATCTTGAACGCAACCGATCCAATAACCTTGATTAGGATCTCCGTCAACAAATATGACCATCACAGTAGAACCGTAGTCTGGTGGTACCATCCACATACCATAGCTTTTTTGTACGTCATTGAAGTCGCTGGAATTGTTTCCTTCAAATTTAATTGAAGTTACACCGTAGAAAGGACTTAGATATCTCACAGGTAAGGCGGCACCTTGTAATACTGTAGATCCAGTAATACCTTGTTTTAATACTACTTCTAATCCTCCCATATATGTAGGATCAAGATGGTTTGTAACCACTGCTAAGAATGGTCCTGATTTTCCTAAATTACCTAAAACTCTTTTTTGTATGCCTGACATAGTTTATGTTGTATATTTTAATAATGGGTTTTCCGAAGATTTAGACCCTAACTTCAACGGTGCTGAACTTGCAAGATTAGCTCCTGTGGCCACTGTTTGTCCTACAATGTTTTGTACTCCAGAAAGATTTGCTTCAACTGAAGTTTTAAGACCTGTTATATTTTGATATTGTTGACTGTTGGCTAATAACTTACCGCCTTGAGCTGCGGCATCGGATAAACTCTTGATAGGTAAAGAACTTAGAGGGTTAGTTAATTTATTAGCGGATGATAGTATATCTGCTTTAAGATTTGCAGGCACCGCTGAACCAGGAAGTTTATCTAAACTATTAACTCCAAAAGCCATTGCAAGGGCCAGTGGGCCACCACTCTTAACTAAATCTGCCATGTCTGTTTTATTAACCTGAGGCAAAGGTGCAGTAACGTTAGGAGCCGTTGCCGGCAAGTTTGCCAATCTAGCTGAAGGAATATCTAAATTTAAACCTCGATTCATAGCCGATGACAAATTAACATTTTGCGGAATAAGTTTGGTTGCACTGTCTACTTGATTTAAAAGGTTACTGACTTTATTAGAAGACAGGCCAGATAGTTGACTAGGATTAATTCCCAGCCTATTAGCCAATGCTTGTGTATCGCTGGGCAAACCTCTGGTAATTCTACTGGTTTGTGCCGCAATAGAATTAACTAGATTAGCTGAACCTACTGTAGATCCTGCGGCTGCTAACAAATTATTTGTTTCACTGGCAGAGGCTGCTTGAGTTAAAGGACTAGATTGTGTGAACAAAGATCTAGGTCCTGTTAGACTAGATCCTTCACCAATTCCTGAACCAGCTACTGCAACTTGATCAGTTACTGCCGCAGCCTTAGATTGTATTGAAGATGCTACCGCAGAAGATCCATTATTGAGATTAGTAGCATCACCTAATTGATTGATCTGCCCAGATGTTCCTAAATTAGTGGGAATAATCCCTGCAGTCTGTAATCGTATACCACCGGCTGATTGATCAGTACCACCAGGTATAGAACCCCCAAACACACTGGCTGCACTGGTTATTTTTCCAATACCGTTCGACACTCCACCACTGACCTGTTTTAATAAAGCCAGTGCAGTAAGTCCACCTCCTGCAACAGCGGCAAAGTTTCCTAGAGAAGGTAATCCTCGAGATAACCAACTAGGTAATGTTGCTTCATTTGCTCTTGAGCTAGGTGCATCAGCAGGAGAAGTATCAGGAGTTGTTTCGCTGCCCGGTTTAGTTGTTATCTCTCTGTTAGATACAATATCAAGAATACTAGATGTTTCAGTGTCTTCTGTTTCTAATTTTCCAGGAACCCTAGCTAATTGTAATTTTTGTTTAAAGGCACCTTCTCTAAAAGTGCTGACACATTTAAACATTCTATAGATGCCACTGAAGGGCACTTTATATTTTGAAAATTCTAACGATCCACCTTTTTCTAAAGGCAGGATATCTACAGGGTTTCTAAATGTAATACTAATAAACTGTTCACCATATAATGGATTAATTTCAGCATCAGAAGTTTCACCGTTGTCCTTCGAAGCTAGTTTAGGATTATAATTACCCATACCAGCTGTTCCTAAGTATAAAGGATCACCTACAATTTCTACGTCGCAGGTTGTTAGAGCTTTGGCAGAATTAACAATAGCATTGTGCATATTCCTTGCTAATACAAAATACTGATCGTCTAACATTTGGCCGCCACTGCCGCCGGCGGGCTGTTGACCGTGTATGGATGTATCGGATAACCTTACAGCAATTGGATTGGGTTGATATAACTCAGAGAGTATATCTCCTTTAAATTTTTCTTGTGTTTTTCCTTCTTTGGCTGCGCCGGATTGTGCTGATACTTGATTACTTGTTCCGCCTGCAGGAGGAAGAGACTCATAGTAAAGGTTATTGTACTGAAGATTGAAAGTTAATATGTCTGAATTTTGTCCAGAATATAGATATTTGTAGTCTCTATGAGTAAGTCTTAATAAATTTGAAAGATTGGTTTCTTTTGATTTAAAATTAGGAATAGATGTAAAATGTACTTTCCAAGGAGTAATTACGTATCTATATTTTACAGGGTACCTACCAGCAACAGGGTCCCATTGATCTTTAATTTCTGTTTCAATTCTACATAAGAAATAATTTACCAGTCCAAATCTGTTCATAACTCCAGGAACTTTGTTAGATAAATTTTTCAATAGGTCTCGACCAAATTCACTGTCTCTAATAACTGCGGCAATAAGAGCGTGTATTTGTGCAGACTCTTTAAACTGAATTGTTTGTTTTGAATTTCCTGTTCCAGGGGTTAATTTTAAATACTCCGGTTGGGCTTCTTTTTGATCGGCTGTAGGTTGTTTTTTACCCTGCTCGTTATAACCGGTAGCGGGAGTATTTGGATCAGCAGGATCAGGAAATTTGTAATTATTTTTATCTTTTAATATTTCCGATACTTTGGCTGCGCCCAATACATTAGGGTTGTTTTTATCGACTACCCATCCTTTGTCAGGATCAAGTTCAGGAAAAACAATTTCATATTCATCAAAAACTTTTACACCTGCTTTAATAGCCGATTCATTGGTCGTTATCTGTTCATTGAGATTTACCATTAGATCTTCTAATATTTCTTTAACTGTGCCACCGGTGATATTCACCGGTTGCTTGAGTTGATTAGAAACTCCAAATCCTGTTTCGTTGAGTGGCGTGCCTGTTACACTGTATCTAGTACCACGTTCAGAAACGTCTACATCTATTGTATTAATTTGAAAAGGAATATATCGTGTAGTTCCTTCAATTGTTCTCGGTTCAGGAAAACTAGTTTGATCATTATCGAGATATCCTTTAAATTCTACAGCTAAAAGATATCGACCCTGAGTATGATTAGGGTAACCTGCAGATACTGACGCTACATTCAATGCTTCAATAAATCCGTTTACACTGAAAGGCTCAATTACTTCGAACCTAATTTGATTGGGCAAGGATGTGCTAGATTCTTGACTGAATCCTAGAAATGATGTAATTTCCAAAGCATCCATATACATGTCAAATCTACCAGGGCTATATTGATTAAAGCCAGTCGATGCACCCAATGAATTAAAAGAAGATTTTGCAGCCGAAACTGCTTCAGTGGTAGGTTCAATATCAGTTGTGTATAAATCAGTGTATCGTTGTTGGGCTGCGGCAATTGCCTCTGGGGAACTTGTTAACATTCCTTTAAGGCCTTTACCTCCAGATTTTAAAATTATGAATTCAGGATTAGATTTTCTATAGAGTGCAGGATTATTTGCTTCACTGCGTTTAATTGAACTCAGAGTAAAGCCATAGGTATAAGATCTATAATTGTGTAAAACATTTTGTTTGACAGATTTTGATTTGGGTGATCTTTTACTTGTAACTACTAACTGAGCTAAATCACTCATATTAGACTCCTAACACAGTTTCGATAGTAGACATTTTTGGCAGATAGATTTGAATTCCAGCTTCTAAATCATAAACTGGATCTTTGATCACAGATTTATTTCTAACAGCAAACACCCACCATAGGTTAACATCACCATACAAATCGTAGGCCAACAAATCAGGACGATGCTCATAGTTGCTGGTTACTTCAAATAATATATCGTCGACAAAGACTGGCAGATCTACATAAGACCAAGTATCAAGATATCCATTATCTTGACTGGTTTTAAAATAAGGACTGGTTCTGTTGTAATTGGCCATTATAGGAATCCTGATCTTCTAACATCTTTATTTTTCAACCATCCGTTGACATAAAACTTCTGTGTTTCTGCACGGCTATACATTGGGAGCAAACTAACCGTAATACTTGAATAAGTAGGAACTGAAGTTAGGTCATACCTGGAGGTAGCGACTCTAGAAGCTTTGCCCAATGTATAATAATCTACTCCTTCTGGAAGTTCTTGTCTAAAACTGTTTACTACCACAGGAACATTGTCTAACATAAAACTACCATAGGCATCTAATCGGCATACAGGAGGCGGGTTGCCGCTTAGTGCACCATCTCCGTCAACACCACCCGATCTCATTTTAGTCAATGCTCTTAATAGGTGTACTGTAGCAATATAAACGCCAGCATCTTTTTCGTTTTGTACTGTAAATTTTCCAGTAATCTGTATAGGACTAACTGTACTACGCTGATAAAAATACTGTGTGTAGTTACTGTGCATTGGTTGTAATGTAGAATACTCTGCTCTGTGTTCTAGAGAAATTTGAGGAGTATAAGGAAATATAATTCCTCCTAGATTTTTAATTTCGCCTTCAAGGCCTTGGGTAAGTGCTCGAAGATAATCACCAGGCACCCGAATTTTAACTCGAGTGTCTAAATTAATCTGCTCATTTCTAATGTTAGTGAACTTAACGTCAGCTGGTGAATTTTCAAGCTGTTGAGCACCTTGGGGCAATTCAACTGGACGGCCATCAACTAGGCGACGATAGCCCTCAGAGGTGGCTGCTTCATTTGGTGAATCCGTCTTACCAAAAATTCTTCCGATTCCCTGTTTTAGCGAGTTCAATTGCTGAAATTGGGGTAAATTGGTTATTGCATCTGATAGTGCCATAATTGTTCCTTCATAGCGTATTTACCCAGATAAATAATGTACTCAGTTAATCATTCGGTTGACAGGCTTAAATTCTGTGTTAAAATTACAACAGAAGGATCAATAATAAGATGACGACAGCGCCACTAATACCAACAACCCGAAAAGTAAAATACTTAAACAACCGAGATTTGCTAGCAGAAATACATAAAAGTAAATGCTCGTTTAGTAGTTTTGCCAAACCAGAATACAGCCAATACGACATTATTTTACCTAACATAGATAAAATCAATATCCGCACCGTAGCCGATGCTAAACGCAACAAAGCTAAACGTCTAGGCTTAGAAGCATTTAACAAGGCTCGTGCAATAGGGGATAAAAAAGTTAAATTGTTAGATGTAACTCCAGATTATACAACCATTGCTAAAACAGATGTTGTTATCCGTATAATGACCTTTGATCATATTCCTCTTTCTCCGGGACGCAAAAAAACAACCAAAACCACAGCCGATGCACACGATAAAGTGAACTTTCCTCCTTTCCAACATTGGAAATATAACGATGCAGGCGAACTAGAGTGTGTGGGTAAAAGCCACTGGAAGGGACCGATCGAAACTGGAAAGTTCAGTAAAGATCATGGACGCATCACAGAAAACTTGGGTAAGATGTATATCAAACTCAGTGAACGGTATGCACAACGTAGCAATTGGCGTGGCTATACCTACATCGATGAAATGAAAGGTCAGGCTATCCTGCAATTAAGTCAAATTGGTCTACAGTTTGATGAATCAAAATCAGATAACCCATTTGCCTATTACACAGCCGCAGTAACAAACAGCTTTACCAGAATTCTAAACATTGAAAAGAAGAGTCAAAACATCCGTGACGACCTGTTAGAAGAAGCAGGACTAGCACCAAGTATGACTCGTCAAAACAGTCATTTATACGCCGAAGACATTGCCCGACAGGCAGAGATATACAAAAACATGCGGATGCCCAAGAGTGAAGAGGACATCGAAGATACCGGCGAAGAAGAAGTCGCAGATGATGAAAGTGGGACTTGACTTTTAATATTGTGCCTGCTAAACTCGTAGTTAGGAGAATATTTTAATGCCCTTATTCAAAAAGGTAGCCTGCTTTACTGACATTCATTTTGGACTTAAATCCAATTCAGCAACACACCTACGTGATTGTGAAGAATTTGTAGATTGGTTTATTGAAGAAGCTCAGAAGGAAGGTTGTGAAACTGCAATCTTCCTCGGAGACTGGAGTCATAATCGGAACAGCTTAAACTTGTTCACACTTGATTCTAGTCTACGCTGTTTGGAAAAACTAGGCGCTGCCTTTGAGCAGTTTTACTGGTTTCCAGGTAATCACGATTTGTTCTACAAGGACAAGCGAGACATCCATAGCAGTGCGTTCGGACGCCACATTCCCGGCGTAACTGTCGTAGACTCTGTCACCACTCTAGGCGAAGTCACCCTTGTACCGTGGTTAGTAGGTGATGAGTGGAAGGCTATGAAATCACTGACCAGCAAATATGTATTTGGGCATTTTGAACTGCCCTTGTTCTACATGAACGCAATGGTACAAATGCCCGACCACGGTGAACTCAAAGCAGAAGACTTCGGCAAGCCTGACTATGTATTCAGCGGACACTTTCATAAGCGTCAAAGCAAAGGCAACGTGCATTACATCGGTAATGCGTTTCCACATAACTTTGCAGATACATGGGATGATGAACGAGGCATGATGACGCTCGAATGGGGCGGAGTACCAGAATATCGCAATTGGTCAAACTGTCCCAAGTACAGAACTATCAAACTCAGTGAGTTGATTGATCGCAAAGATGAAATAATGCAGAGCAAAATGCATTATAAAGTACACCTAGACATTGATATTAGCTATGAAGAAGCCAACTATATCAAAGAAACGTTTATGTCCGGCTATGATATTAGAGAGATCAGTCTAATACAAGATAAGACTAACCTCGAAGGCAGCATCGACGATAATCCGGATCAAAAATTTGAGAGTGTTGATCAAATTGTTTCAGAACAACTTATCAACATTGAATCAGAACAGTTTGACAAAACTACTTTATTAGAAATTTACAATAACCTCTAATGTTTCAACTTAAAAATATAACCGTTAAAAATTTTATGAGTGTGGGCAACCAGACTCAGGCTGTTGACTTTGACAAAGAACATCTAACTTTAGTATTAGGTGCTAATTTAGATCTAGGTGGGGATGACACAGGAAGTCGAAATGGCACAGGTAAGACTACAATTGTCAATGCATTGAGCTATGCATTGTACGGACAGGCACTGACCAATATTAAGAAAGAAAATCTTATCAATAAAACCAACGGCAAAAATATGTTGGTTACAGTTGAATTTGAAAAGGCTGGAAATAAATATCGCATCGAGCGGGGTCGCAAACCCAATGTGTTAAAGCTATTTGTCAACGACAGTCAATTGACTTCTGAAGAATCCGAAGACGAGGCACAGGGAGATAGCAGAGAAACACAAAAGGCCATTGAACAAATGTTAGAGATGAGTCATACCATGTTCAAGCACCTCGTGGCGTTAAACACCTATACCGAGCCGTTTCTCAGTATGCGGTCTGCAGATCAACGAGAAGTCATTGAACAACTATTGGGTATTACCCTGCTGTCAGAAAAGGCCGAAGCACTTAAATTGCTAGTCAAAGAAAGCAAAGATACTATTCAACAAGAGCAATTCAAAATTGAAAGTATCAAGACAGCCAATGAAAATGTACAAAAAAGCATTGATAGTCTGGAACTAAAAAGCAGTGCTTGGGAAACCAAGAAGGATGCAGATCTAGAAAATTTAGGTCGTGCCATTGTTAGTTTAGAAGCAGTTGACATTGAAGCAGAATTAGCCGCACATGTTGCTTTAAAAGCATGGGATGAAGCTAACACCAATATACGTAATCTTAACAAGCAGAAGGCTACATTAGAGTCTGCTGTGATTCAAGCTGAGAAAACTCTTAAGAAATATAAAACAGAGTTAGACAGCTTGGGCAATAAGAAATGTCATGCCTGCGAACAAGAACTTCACGATCATAAGCATGAAGAAATGACTGCCACTGCTACCAAGCACTATGATGAAGCCTACGAGTATTGGCAACGGATGCGAGCTCAACTTAAACAGATCACAGAAGAGCTCGGAGATGGAACACTTCCGGCTAAGCCGAACACATTCTATGACACAGAAGCAGAAGCATTAGGTCATAAAAACAATCTTGCCAGCTTAGAAAAAAGTTTAGAAGCCAAAGCAGTTGAAGTTAATCCTTATGCTGAACAGGTTGAAGAACTAAAAAAGACGGCTCTCAGAGAAATTTCCTGGGATACTATTAACAATCTAACACGATTGAAAGATCATCAAGAGTTCTTGCATAAACTGTTGACCAATAAAGACAGTTTTATCCGTAAAAAGATCATTGATCAAAATCTAAACTATCTCAATAAGAGACTAGGCTATTACATTGACAAGCTAGGACTACCACATCGTGTCGTATTTCAAAATGATCTTACAGTTGAGATTACTCAACTCGGACAGGATCTTGATTTTGACAATCTGAGTCGTGGTGAACGTAACAGACTGATTCTAAGCCTAAGTTTTGCATTCCGTGATGTTTGGGAAGGAATATACCAAAGCATTAATTTACTGTTCATCGACGAGTTAGTCGATGCTGGTATGGATGCCGCAGGTGTAGAAAGTGCGTTAGCGGTCTTGAAAAAAATGTCCAGGGAGAGAAATAAGAATATATACTTAATATCTCACAAGGATGAATTAGTAGGACGAGTTAACAATGTACTTAGGGTTATAAAAGAAAATGGGTTTACCAGCTACTCTAACGACATCGACTATATCGACGCCTGAATTAGATGTATATCTTGAAGATTACACCAAACTAGTTCAGGCTACTGTAGATTTACATAATTTGCACTATGTATTTGTTGGTTTTCCAACCGTGAATAGTGCAAGAGATTTAAAAAGAAGTTGCAGAAAAATTAAATCTTTGTTAACATCGTTATCTGATAAAGCAAACGGTGTACAACAAGAAAAAAAGAAAAATCTAAAACTAGCTAAACAAAATGCTATAATAGATAAAAAATCAAATCTTTCTAAAACAGGAAGAAGAAACTTAATTAAAGGATCAGAACATGAACTCAACCGCAGACCAATTAAAAGCAATGATTGAAGAATGGCAAAAAGAAGATGCTAAGTTTACCGGTGGCAATTCAGCCGCAGGTACTCGTGCCCGTAAAGCACTGGCAGAAATGAGCAAATTAATCAAGGCTCGTCGCAACGAGATCACCGAAGAAAAAAATGCTCGCAAGGAAGCCAAGGCAGCAAAATAATTGACTTGGACCTACAAAGGATCTATAGTTAATGAACTACCCGAGGACTGTGTTGGATTTGTTTATTGCATAACTAACACAGTTTCGGGGCGCCAATACATTGGCAAAAAACTAGCAAAATTTAGTAAAACGACCTACAAGACTGTAAAGTTGAAGAACGGCACCAAGAAGAAAAAGAAGATTCGAAGC